GAAATTACAGTAAGTGAGTCAGGAGCAACTTCAAGACGTGGGCGTTTACTTTTTAACGATTCTTTAGCACCTGTAGAGTGGAGTCTTAGTACTTATGCTCGTCCTACTTTAGACACATCACAATCACCATCGCAAGCACGTTGTATAGAAGAAGCGTTATGGGCTATGTATACCGGAGCTACTTCGTTTACTACGGCCTCGGGCGAATTTGCTGGTTCTGTTGGTGATGCTAATACAGTAACTGCGACTACTAATACCTTTGACCTTACGAATAGTGACATTCCTTCTATGGGAGAAGGGTATGAAATTTACTTTATGTTCAAACCTACTGGCGGAACCGACCAAGTATATAAAATTACAAAGGCTTCGGTAAATTCAGTTACAATTGATTTTGACATTGATGGAATTGCTACTATTCAGTGGTCTGGGTTTGGTTCTGAGCTTTCTGATGAAGGCACTACTCTCGCAGTTCCAAATATTACTACAGGAATTGATTCAAGCACGAACTTTATTCGTAATCGTATTTCTACTGTGACCCTAAGTAGAACGGATGTAAGTCCAGATGATGTTTATAATATTGTACTCACGGGAGGCTCTATTAACTTTGAGAATAATATTTCTTATCTTACTCCTGAAGAACTGGGTCAAGTAAACAAGCCTTTAGGTAATATTACTGGAACTCGTTCAATTTCTGGAAATATGACCTGCTACTTAGATAATGATATTTCCAGTAGTAAATCAGGAGAGTTGTTTGCAGACTTAGTAGCAGATACGACTACAGTACGAAATGTTTTTGACTTGGATATCAATATTGGTGGTACCACATCACCAGCCTTAAAATTCTCTTTACCTACAGCTCACTTAGAGATTCCTGTTGTTAACGTAGAAGATTTGCTTACTCTTGATATTGCGTTTCATGGGCAAGCATCAGGTGGAAACATTGACGCTCAAAATGAAGCAACTATCGTCTATACAGCGGCGTAATAGAAAAAAATAAATCTTGACTTTTCGAAGTCGCTTTAGTATAATTATTAAATCTACGGGGGAGTTCTACTCCCCCTTCTTTAATTAAATTAGGATTTTTATATTATGAGCGATATTTCTTTAAAAAGTTTAATGAAGCCATCCATGACCGTTTCGATTGATTTTCCGGGCATGAATGGTTTTTCTGTTGATTTATGTTACCTAGCACGAGAAGAGCTACTTGCACTCCGCAAGAAATGTGTCTCAAAGAAATTCAATCGTTCAACACACCAAGCAGAAGAAATTATCGATGACGATAAGTTTCTTACTGAATATGTAAAAGCTGTAATTAAAGGCTGGACAGGCTTAAAGTTATCTTATTTAGAAGAGCTTCTATTAGTAGATACTGAAGGCATGGACCCGGACCAAGAATTACCGTACTCCCTAGAAGAGGCAGAGATTCTTATGAAGAACTCTGGTTCTTTTGACACTTGGGTATCCGATACTCTAGGTGACCTTGAAAATTTTACGAAAAACAAGTCGAAGAGTGCCTCCGACTTGTAGAAAAAAATATTTCTCAAGAGGGTGAACTATCCACTGAAAAATATTTGGCTATGTGCGAGCAACTCGGAACAGAGCCAGATCCTGCCAGAATGCCTGTATCTATGGACGTTTTCCCTGAAGACGTTCAGTATGCTTTTTTAATTTTTAACTATATGCCTGATAGATGGGAAGGTATGTCCGGAAGTTACATGGGCAAAGAATGGTCTAGCATAGATTTTTTCTTGAACCTGTTTGGTATAGAAGATAAGAAGACTGTAGTATTCTTTATTTCGAGAATCGAGTATTTTAGAGTTCAGCAATTGAACGAAAAAATGGAAAAGAAGAGAAAGGCTGAAGAACGTAAAGCCAAAAGCGGTGGAAAACAGTACACCCATAATGTGCAAGGATAATGGCTAAAGAAGTAAAAGTAAGTATTATTGTAGACGACAACGGCACTATGCGCCTTACAGAAAAGAGCGCTAAAAAGCTCGGTGCGAGTATGGATAACGCTGCAGCAGGCTCCCGTCGTGCACAAAAAGCCATAAAAGGTACTGCACAAACTGCGAGTGCTGGGAGTAAAAATTTCAGTAAACAAGCAGGGACTATTCAAGGTGGTCTAGTACCCGCTTATGCTACTCTAGCAGCTCAAGTTTTCGCGGTATCCGCGGCCTTCCTGTTCTTGAAAGATGCTGGTAGTTTAGAACAACTAAAGGCAGGACAACAAGCTTATTTCTCTGCTACGGGACAATCTACTAAGCAGCTTACTCAAAATATTATTGAGGCTACAAACGCTCAAATCTCTTTTACTGACGCGGCTCAAGCAGCTTCTATAGGGTTAGCTTCAGGCCTTAATGCTGAGCAAGTTACTAAATTAGGTAAAGCAGCAGCAGACGTATCTCAGATACTTGGCAGAGACCTTACGGATTCTTTCAATCGATTAGTTAGAGGTGTAACCAAAGCAGAGCCTGAACTTCTTGATGAATTAGGTATTGTTCTTAGGTTAAAAACAGCCACAGAAGAGTACAAAAGATCTTTAAACATTCAAGGGGAACTAACCCAGTTTCAAAGAAGCCAAGCTGTAACAGCAGAAGTTTTAAGTCAAGTAGAAAATAAGTACTCAAGAGTTTTAGATGTTGTAGGAAACTCTCCTAATCAGTTTGCTCAGTTAGCTAAATCTTTCGATGATATAGTACTAAAAATAAAAGAATTTGCCGTAGTTATAGCCGGCCCTATAGTAGAACTTTTAAAAGAATTCCCAAGTTTAATAGCTCTAGCCTTTGCCCCCTTTGCCGGAACTTTAATACAGACCTTACTACCAAATTTAAGTAAGTTCGGAGATGTTTTAAACGGGTTATCTAAGTCTGCAGAAAATCTTGGAGCAACCGCCGCTCAAAAGTTAGGAGACCTAGAACAAAAATCTCTTATGTCTATGGACTCTAAGGAAAGACTTAAACAAATAAGACATACTGCTTCCGAACAAATAAAGACAATAGAAAAAACAACAGTAATTAATAAAAGATCTCTGTTAAATAGACTGAGAGACCAAAAGAATGTGGAGACTAAGCAACTTCAATCTATAAAACGACAAGCCGTTAAACAATTAGGCGTTTATAAAACTATGAATGCTCAGATCCGAGCTGACCTCATAAAAACCATAGACCAAATGATTCTTATTAATAAAGCTGGTACAGATAAAATGGCAGCTGATTTTGGTATTCTAGGCGCAAAAGCAAAAATAACTTTCTTTGGGATTGCAGTAGCTGGTACAGGAATGTTCGCTACTCTAGCAACTGGAGCCGCAGCTCTTGGAGGTTTTATTGCGACAGCTTTAAGTGTTTTATCTTGGGTGGCTTTAATAGCAGTATTGGGTGGGCTAGTATATTCTTTCTTCAAAACAAAAGAGGCAACTGAAGAAGCTATTTCTGTTACGGATAGATTATCCGAAAAAGTTAAATCTGCTTCAGCAGAGATTACTCAGTTTGCAAAAGTTCAGAATATTCTATACGAAGAAACTCAACAGACCTCTAGAGTTCTTATGAACTTCGCCAATGTTTTAAACAATATCCCAGAATCTGAGCTTTTTGGGGCTATTCAGGACGAAGGAAAACTAACTAAAAAGACTATTCTTGATATAGCAAACGCCCAGAGAACTTTAACCGCCAATCTAGAAGAACAAGAGGAAAAAGCTTTACCTTTGTTTGAGCGGATAAATGAACTTCTCGAAATTCAAAAAAAGGCTACTCTAACTAAAGGATTTTCTTTTACAGCGAGTCTAAGTCAAGAACTTGAAAAGGCCCAGGAAGAATTTACAAGAGTAACAAGTCTTTCACAGAATCTTTTTCAAGTTCTTGCAGAAGGAGAGGGGCCTTTAAAAGCTTTTGGGACTAGAATACTGCAGGAAAAGAAAGAACTAGAAGATTTATCTTTTACTGCTTTAGCAGGTACTCCAGCAGTTATAAACTTTTTAGAAGCTATAAAAGATTTCGATGGTACTCAAGCATCTATTGATAATTTATTATCGGCTCGTAAAGCTTTTAGAGGTTTAGGCGCTGCTATACAAGACGCCGAAAGACAGAGAAGTGCTAATGAAAAAAGCACTGCAGATTACTTCAATAGTTTTTATCCAGACACGGAATCACAAAGAGTTCTTGGGGCGCTAAAAAGTGAGCTTAAATCTCTTGAAGACTTAAAAAAACAGCAAACATTTCTAGATGCCGCCCAACAAAAAAGATTAGAAACATTAAAGGAAACTATTCCTACTATACAAGCTATAACTAGAGAGGAAACAAAACTCGCAAGCACCTTAAATTCCTTAAATGTAAAGTACACAAGAGGTTTATTAGGAGCTACTAACCTACAAAAAGAACAACTCGGTTTAGAAAAAGATATTTCTAATAAAAAGTCTCAAATAGTGTCCGACCAAAATAAAATAAAAAACTTGATAAGGGCAGTACTTAATGATTCTGGTAAACTTTTAGAGTACCAAGCAGCAGATGAAGCAGGAAAGAAACAAATACTAGATTCTGAGCTAGCAATAGATACTACTAGAAAAAATCAACTTGGTACTTTAGAACAGTCCATTGCATTAAAAACAGTAGAGTTAGATATTATACAAAGACAATCAGTGGCTATGAAAGAACTAGCAGATAATGCTTTTCAGGCTTTTGAAAGTAACCTTCAGTCGGGAATAGCTGCCCTTATAAAGGGTACAGAGAAAAGTTTCAAGGATTTTGCCCTTAATATAACTAAAGGGGTTCTTACTAACGTAGCGGATACTTTAGCAAAACAAATGACTACTAGTATTATTAATCTTATTAAACCAAGAGGAAAAACTGTAGATGAAAAAATCAAAGAAGTTTTTGAGAATGTAACTTTGCCCCAAAGAATGTTCGACAGTATAGTAGCTGCAGGTAATCATATTGCAGAAGTATTTGGTGTTAAAACCACTACAGCTTCTTCTTCAGCTACGGATATAACGGCACCGCCTGCTGCAGGCACTACACCTAATCTGACTTCAGCTGTATCGCCTTCCGCAGATAAAAAAGGTTTCTGGGAAAAAATATTGGGTAGAAAGAAAACTACCACTGTTAGTACTGAGGAACTTAAGGGTAAAGCAGCAGGGACAGTAACTGTAGGAGCTTCTGGCAGCGGTCGTTCTGGAGGAATATTTAGCCAGTTTATTAACGATTTCGGAGCTGTATTCGATAAGAACTCTGAAGGAGGTTTTTTGGAGAAAATGGGAAATCTTTTTGGAAGTTTCGGAGAAGGCTTAATGGGACTTTTTAAAGGTCTTCCAGATTTACTAGGTGGACTATTTGGAGGCGGAGGCGGAGGCTTAGGCGGTCTATTTGCAGGCATCTTCGGGGCCGCTGCTGGGGGTATTATGCCTGGAGGAGTTACTGGATATGCTAACGGGGGTATCGTAAAACGGCCCACTGTCGGACTTGTAGGTGAAGGGAAAATGAACGAAGCAGTAGTACCTCTTCCAGATGGCAAAGCTATTCCAGTGAATATGGGCTCCGGTATGGGACAAAATAACAATGTTACTGTGAACGTGTCTATGGACGGGCAAGGCAACTCACAATCACAGTCTAATAGTGATGGGCAAATGGGGGCCAATATGGGTAAACTTATTGCTGGTGCCGTACAAGAAGAGCTACAACGCCAGAAGCGGCCAGGCGGGATTCTTAGCCCTTATGGAGCAGCATAATGACAATTGGTATTAATGTAGGCGGAGCTTCTGGCTTTGTAACTCCAGACAGAAATTTCTCGAAGAAAACAAAACCAAGAGTACTAAAAGTTTCTTTTGGGGATGGATATGAACAAAGATTAAAAGAGGGTATCAACACTCTTATGCAAAATTTTAACGTATCTTTTAATAATCGCCCTACACAAGAAATAGATGATATTGTAGACTTTCTAGACTCTAAAGGAGGTACTACTTCCTTTGATTTCACTATTCCTGACCCAGACGGTGTTGGAGATGAAACAACCGTGAAAGTAGTCTGCGAAGATTATAATCAAGTATACTATAATTTAAATATTGGTTCCTGTACCGCAACACTTAGAAGAGTATATGAAGCATGAGCGACATCATAAAAACAGTACAGCTACAAGATCCTGGTTCGGAACTAGTAGTATTGTATGACCTAGAATATTCTTCGGGTAGTTTTGCACACTTCTTCGCGGGTTTAGACGATGACTTAACAGAGCTACAATTTCGAGATTCTGCAGGAGCCGTTCAAACTTATGAAGCTCTGCCACTTGAAGCAGACGGATTCGATATCTCTAGCGACGGAGCTTATTCTCGTCCCGAGATAACAGTAGCAAATATTGAGAGCGTATTTAAAGATGCTATCGGAGGCTTAGACTTTCAAGACCTTATAGGAAAAAGACTTACTAGAAGAACTACTCTTAAAAAATACTTAGTGGGAGAGTCTAACGATTCCGGCGCAGGGAATCCTCCCGTAGAATTCCCAAAAATAGTATATGTTATTGATAGGTTAAAGTCTAAAACTATTATATCAGCAACTTTTGAACTGGCGGCACCTTTTGATTTAGCAGGAATTATGTTACCTAGAAGAATCGTAGTAGGAGGAGCTTGCCCTTGGAAGTATAAAGGGGTGAATAATTCTTCTCCTCGCGGAGGCTGCACTTGGAAGTCCGAAACTTTGGGTGAAGGTACTACTGCAGGGGGAGATGCTATATATATGAATGAATATGATGAGTATATAGTTCCAATAACAATATCTTTCTCTACTGTAGGATCTAGCGTAACAAAAGGGGCTTATTACAGTACTTCTACTAACATAGATAGAGTTAATCAAGATGGAAGTACTACCTCTGTTGCAGCAACTAATTATTGGCAGGCAGTAAGAGACCAAGCTTCCAACCCTACTCAGCCTTCTGATTCTGATAAATTTTACTGGAGAAGAGTTAGGGTATACACTACCGAAGTATCTTTCGGAACTACTAATCCAGCGTATACCTACAGGCAAGTGGGGCATAACACTTATATACTATCGACTGCTGGCGCTCTATGGAGAGCAAAAAGATACGCAACAGCAAATACTACTATCTCACCGAATGCGTTTAGTTTTATAGAAGGAGCTTACTGGACTTCTGGAGATATTTGTGGTAAGAAAGTAACTTCCTGCTCTTTAAGGTTTCAATCAAAGATACACTCAACTATTACTGGCGGAGTAGCTGTAGATAAGACTAAACAACCTTTACCTTTTGGAGGATTCCCGGGTGCTAAACAAAGATAAAGAAATATTAGAGCATCTAATTAGTGTTTATCCAGAAGAAGGTTGCGGGATACTAATAAATAAACGGGGCAAGATAGTATGGATGGCTTGTGAAAACACTGCAGTAAAGCCAGAAGAAGACTTTGTAATATCCGCAAAAGATTATATAAGAGCAAGTTTACTCGGTGATATACATGCAATAGTACATAGCCATCCGGATGTAAGCTGTGAGCCTAGTGAAAGCGATATAAAGACGAGTGACTTTTTAGGTATACCATATATTATTTACTCTTTACCTAGCATGGAAAAATATGAGTATACACCAAAAAATGTAAGAAATAAATTACTTGGTAGAGATTATGAGTTTGGACAGAGCGATTGCTATTCTCTAGTAAGAGATTATTATAAACAAGAATTAGATTTAACACTACCAACAATACTATTTGAAGATGATTGGTGGGATAAAGGATTAAACTACTTTGATGACTTATTCCAGAACTTTGGATTTGTAGAAGTAGAAAAACCGCAGGAGCACGATGGAATTATTTTTAGCGTGTTTTGTAATGTCCCAAATCATTGCGGGGTTTATTTAGGGGAAGATTTATTTCTTCACCATGCAGTAAATAGGCTTTCATGTAGAGAATCCATACACTCCGGTTGGGGTCAGCATATAGTGAGATACGTAAGATGCAAACAGTTTATTTAAATGGGGGTCTATCTCAGTTCGGAGAAAAATGGACAACGGAGTGTAAGGATATAGCAAGTATCTTTAAACTCATAGAGTGCCAAACTCCTGGGTTTAGAAAATACTTAACTGATGCAGTAGAAGCTGACGTAGGTTTTGAGATACAAAGAGGTTCTGAATTTTTAGAAAATCCAGAAGAGCTTCTTCTTTCTTTAAACGAGGAAGATATTATTATCACAGAAGTGCCTTCAGGTTCTAAAAGTGGTGGGGCAAAAATATTGGCTGCTATAGCTATAATGATTGTAGCTCCTCACATCGCCTACGCCGTTGGCACAAGTGGTGGTGGTTCCGCTGCAACAGCAGCAGCAGCTTCAGGTACAGGTTTTGCTAATGCAGCAGCCTATTCTGCTGTTATGAAAACAGCCACGGCTATAGCAGTAAATTTAGCTATTCAAGGTGTCACACAACTTCTCGCTCCAGGGCCTGAAACTGAGCCCGATAAAAACGATAGCTATCTGTTTAGTGGTCCTAGCAATAATGGTAGGCAGGGAGTACCCGTACCCATTCTATATGGAGAATTGATAGTAGGTGGAATGCCTATTAGTTCTTTTTACTCTAATTCTCCTTTTAGATCTTCTTTTAGAAACTTCGAGGCACTAGGAGGAACCGCGGGTACAGAAGGGCAAGTATATACAGATGTCAATGGAAACAACCTAGTTTGGCTTGATGCAGTAAAAGATTTCATAAACCTGAGCGATATAGACGCTATTTATAGTTAAAGGGAAAAAAAGATGATAAATGGAAATATCGGAGGTGGGCCTAACGGCGCCAACGGCTCTGCTGCAGGAACCAGAAGAGATACCGAGAATCAATACGGGTCTATAACGGATCTAATTGCTGAAGGAGAGATAGAAGGTTTAGTGGCCGGTTTATCCTCCGTATATTTTAATGGAGTATCTTTAGTAGATACTCAAACCTTTCAAAATATACAGTCTAGAGCGGGTAAACTGTCAGTTTCCGGCACTGCGGTAACTAACGCTGCAGGGTTGTTTTCTAACGTAAATTTATCAAACGGAGTTAGGTATATTCAAATAAAGGGGGCCGGACGCTCTACTACCCTCTCTGCCTCTGCCGAAAAGGGGCAGCAAGAAATATCTGTAGCTACTAATAACTTTTTTCAGGAAAAACATACTAAAGATTTTCAAAATTTAAGCCCTGCAAATATAAATGATAATGTAAAATACACTATTAGGATACCTGGAGCAGGTCCCGACGGTGAAGAGTATAGAGGTGTTATTACTTCTTTTTTCGGCACCAACGAAGAAAAAGCTTCTATCTACCCTTCAATAGAAACAACTGTTAATTCAGGAACAGCCGTTTCTATAGATGAAGTCTCTAGACTCTCCTCTGTAACAGATGAAAATTCCGCGACTCTTGACTCGGCTGTAGAGACTAATGTCACTAACGCTACCGCAATACTTTCGTATTCAATAGTTTCTACGACTACAGGAACAGGTAACTTAACTTATAAAAATTCTTTTGCTCATTTAAAGCGGGGTAGTTTAAATCAACTCCCCTATAATGAGTTATACGGAATTCCTTCAGCTTCTTATATTCTGGGATCTAATCAAGATTTAACCTGGTACGGTAACGGGGTAGGAGGCACAGCTTCTGCTACTATAGTACAGTCTTCAGCATTTTCCTTCGGACAAAACTCTAAAGAAGAGATTGACGAACTAAAAGTTCAAATTGAGTTTCCTGCTGGCCTACAATTAATTGGCGGCACTGGAGAGTCTAGGTACGCTCATGCAGAATTCCAAATTATTTTACAGTACAAAACTTCTCCTAATCAAGCTAGTTTTACTAAACGACTTGTGTGGGGTAATGATTATGGTGGCTCTGAGTTTATAGATTCTTTAAAGTCTGGGCAACTACATTTCTGGAATGTAGGCGATGGTGAAACCTCCAACAGCTACGATAAATTCGATCAGTATAAAGATTTCTACATGCGAAGTAAGGATGCTAGATACCGAGCAAGCACTCCTTCAGGAGAGAGCGGTAGAGCACTCATACAGAAGAAGGGTCAAAATACTGCATTTGTATCTGAATTTTCTATAAGTCTAAAAGATTTACAACCTTTACATGATTGGCAGATAGAAGTAAGAAGAATTAGCCCAGACAATGTAAGAGATTATACTTACGCTAATAATAGTTTTATCTCCTCTGCTAGACTAAAACTAGTAGAGGCTATTATTGAAGAAAAATTTTCATTTCCGAGAACTGCTTATGCAGTTGTAGGTTTTGCAGCAGAAGATTTCGCGCAGCCTCCTAGCCGGGCATACCATTTACGCGGAAAGAAAATAAGAATTCCGAATAACTATTTTACTAGAGAAGAACTTGGTACTTATCAAGCAGAATATACTAGAAACACTAGTACCGGGGTATTAGAATCTGCCTATCAACCTTGGACAGGAGGGTTCCGTCAAGAATTAGTTTATACTAATAATCCTGCTTGGGTAT